ATCCATACATCTCCATTACCTTCTACTTTAGCGATTGTAACTTGTGATCCATCTCTAGCCATTGCTTTATCGCCTGGTCTAAATGTACCTGCATGCATCTGAGCTACATTAACATTTTCTTTGACTTTCTTCTTGTCTGCAGATGCTTTCTTCATTGACTCTTTTTTGTTGCCGTCTTTGTCTAAGTCTAAGAAGTCTGGTTTTGCTGATTCTTTTACTTTGATTTCAGACTGACGTACTTTGTCAAGTTTAGCACGTGCATCTTGAGCGGCTGGACTACGTTTAGCTGCTGCTACTGCTTTTGAAGGATTGTCACGAGCATCACGACCACGTTTGCCCCCGAGAATTGCGGCTTGATCGTAGTCATCGTCTGTTGCTTCGTTTGTCATCTTATCAACAGCTTGTTTGATCCCAGCCACTCGTCTTTTTGTTCTGTTTTCAGAACCTACTACACGCGCGGTTTTCTTTCCGGTTTTTGCCATTGTGAGTTCGTCGTCCGATGCTATTTGAGAGTCAACACGAGCTCTGTGTGCAACTTCAGGAGCAGCTTTCTTGACATATGATTTGAGAGTTTCGGGTGACAACTCATCTAATTGTTCTTCACCTTCATTAGTTGGAGCTGCATTTTTCCACATTGCGGCTGCGGCTACTTTCTTACCTTTTTCAGTACTACCATATTTCTCACCAGCTTTCTTGGCTAATTTGTCAAATCCTTTACCAGGTTTACCAATATCTTTTCCTGATTTTGCTTTCTTTACAAGAGAAGATTTTTCATCTTTTGTCATACCAGCACTTGGTTTTTTAGATTCACTCATATCTTTTTTTAGAGTCCCGTAAGTAGATTCATCTAATTCATCAATGAGTCTGTTCATTGCATGTCTTCTAATATCCATTTCTTCATTTTCAAATGGATTTTTTTTACCAAAACTATCTTGAATACCACTACCTAATTTTGCACCAGCAATGGCACCACTTGGAGATTTTGTTAATGCTGCACCCGCAATACCGCCCAATGCACCACCAACAAATCCTTCTTTCATACCGTATTCATTTTCCCATGGACTGCCTTTCCATGTTTCTGGGTTATCATCATAATATGCAGTTTCTTCGGCTTCTCCGCTACGCATATGATAAGTTGTCATTAACCATTCTATTTTATCACGTAACTCATCTGTATAGTTAACGCCTTCTTCCAGATCATCTTCTTCATCTCCAGCAAAAAAGTCTTCTGCTGCGTTGCCCGCTGCTCTACCTAGTAAGCTGCCCGCGACTCTTCCTGCAGCCCCAGCACCTCCAACAAGTGCTCTACCTGCAATTGCTCCAGCCAAAGGCAAGAACTCATTAAGTTGCTCATCTTCTTTAACTTCTTCACCCATTAAAGATTGTGTATCTTGCATGTAACATTCTTCTACACATTTACGTAAATCTTCTGATGAACCATGCCAAACACTACGAGGAATACGACCCTCTTTATGATAATGATCACACAATGCATCATATAAATGTGGATCAAGTCCCCATCCTTGTTGATACATTTTGTGCTCATGTGGATGAACGGCAATAATTTCTTCTAATGTACCTTCTAAAACTAACTGTGGTGTTTTACTTTCTGATAAAGTACGACGACCTACAGTACGACTACTTTTTGATTCATTTAGTATTGAAGAAAATCTATTCATTGTATCAGCCAATGATTCTTCTAGTGCCGTTACTGAAACTCCCATTTTTCCAAGAGCTTGTTTTTTATTAAGAATATCATTTACCATTGGAGTGGCAGCTTGAACAGCTTGAGCGGTTGGTGCTGAACCAACAGGTTTACCTCCAGCAAGAACTGGTAGTTGTTGTTGAGTTTGTTGCCCCGCTTGTTGTCCTGCTTGTTGTGCTGCGGCTTGTGCTGGCATTGGTTGAGCTTGCTCATCAATACCTTTATTTAAAGCGTTAGACATAATGTCATGAATATCATTATACATTATTCCAATAATTTCATCAACATTATCATCTAATTCTAAATTATGATCGCGTGCCGTTTCTTCATATGATTTTATCAATGTTTGTTGAACAAAATCTTCTAAATCACTAGTTGGAATAAATTTACCTGATATAATGTCATAAATGTCTAAACGACCATCAATAATATCATCAACAATCATAGACAATTCACTCATTCTACCTTCAGCAATATAACCTTCTACAATGGTCTTACGCTCAACCATTTCCATGTATTCTTTCAATCTGTTTACATGAGATACTTTACCGATCTTATCAATATTTTTTGGTTTGTTACCAATGATCCAACTGGAAAGTGTATCAGTATCATACTTCTTAGTAATACCAGTTTCGCTATCTCCGCCCTTCATTGGACGTCCACGACCACGTTTTACTGGTGCTTTTGCTGCTGGTGCATCATCAGTATCATCAATATCTGAACTATGAAATGCATCACCACTTTCATCATCTTTATCAATTTTACGACCATAACCACCAGGCTTAGCAAAGTGTTTGACATTTTTTAATTCTGGAGCGTCTTCCGCAACCGCTTCATCATACTTGTTATACTTAGCTCTAACTGGATCTAAATCTTTACCTTCACGACCTGCTTTGGCCAGTGCCTGCATGCCTTCTTTACCATACTTTTCATTACCTTTGGCAGCGCGACTCATAGTCTGTTCGGCTTCCGACACACCTTGTTTGGCCGCCGCATTGGCGGCCAAATCAGCGGCTTTGAAATAAAGCCAATTATAATCATTATCGCTCAACTGACCGTCGATGGTGGCATACAAACTTGGATTTACTTTTTCTAACATTGCCGCCAGAGCATAGTAGTCTTTTTTAAGCAAGTTGGCTGGATTCATTTTGGTCTTGGCAGCATAAGTCAATAATCCCCGAGCTGCCAGCTTGGCCATCTTCATGACGTCCGCGTCGTCCGGTTTCTCAAAATCTCTGTGGGTCAGCATGCCTTCTGTGACACCCGGGTCGGGATCATTAGGGTGAGCGCGAACTTTACCTGTTGAAGTGTTTTTTAATGCTGGATAAGGCTTAGGTTGACCTTTTTTATCGGCAAAATGTCCTTTTGTAACTGGGATAGGATCAGTTGCTTCAGCGATCTGATCTAATTTTTGCCATAGTGATTTGATATCCATGTTTTTTCCTTGACTTTTGAATTATTTGAATTTTGTGCCTTGACTGGCACCGGTTTGTGGCTTAGGCTGTCTTTGTACTTTTGTCATAGGACTCTTTTGATTTCCTGGAAATTTACGTGAGTCTACAGCCGGCTTGGTTTGTGGACCAGCCATTTTAATTTTATCAGCCTTGTAATCTTTGAATATATTAGACATATATTGTTCACCATATGCTTTATTAGCTTCTTTACCATTGTCTTCTAATTCTTCATGAGTTAGAACTGGACTATGTGAAGCTTGATTTGCATATTGTTCTGCTTCATGATTAATACTATCATCATAATCAGCTTGAACCATTCTAACTAAATTTTCATCATAATTTAATAACCGAGCAACTTGTTTAATCATTGGTTCAATGGCTGGATATCTAAATTCAACATCAATCATTGTAATTGCTTGATTTTCTAAGTCTGGGAATCCATATGGATCTTTCTGAATAGGAGTAGTTTTTGGATCACTAATTTTAACTGGGTCAAATTTTGATAGATTATAGCAAAACATATCCAACCAATTTTTAGGTGGTTGACCAGCGATTTTAATTTTATAGTGATAAGTTCTGACGCTCTCTGCCAAATACTTACGAAATGAATGAAGTTTCATATATTAATTCCTATATCTATTACTTATTTATCATTTAGATTAGTTTATACTATCTTCCATCCACCAGCACTATTGCTAAGTTTTGATATTAAATTTGACACGCTAGATGGAAGAATATTAAATTTTTTCTGAAATTCATGTCGTTTCATTTTAATGATTTCTCCAGTTAATATGTTTTCCCAAGTATATATAATATTATATTTACTATTTGGGTTATTATTAGTATACGTTTCTCCATTTCTTCGTCCAATCAGCCACGGAGATTGTTTTCCTTTCATTAATTTACTTCTGATTGGTTGTTTTTTTCCTAGTTTAGATAGACTAATATTTGGCTGATTCTTTCCAATCTTAGATTTTGATATATTGTCAATCCATTCTTTCTTTTTAATATCTGACATTGTTGAATGATGGGTTTTCATGAACTCACTAATTTTTGGATTTGGACCAAACCTAGAGCCTCCACCACCTCCAGTTTCAGGAATTTTGTTTGCCCATATTTTATTGCCAAAATCATCTTGTGCATTGATAATGTTGTATAATTTGCTGTAATATCTTCCCCACCAATTACGTTCTTCTTTATTAGTGGTTTCTAATAGTATTTCAGTATGATGATTTGATCCGTGATTTTTGAGATGAAGTTTCCAATCAACTCCTGACCCTTTATATTTGAACGGGTCTTTTTTTGATGTTTGACCTAGGTATTTAAGACCAGTATTTTCGTGAGTCTTGATGTATAGATAATAAATAGTCATGCTGATAGTTCCTTATAAACTGTTAGAGTGAGTGGGAATTGGCGTTCCGTGACTCACATTTATTTATCATTTTTGTCTGGATTATTAGCATCATTATTACTGAGAATCATCTTGATAAGTTCATCTCTATTCATAATACTACCAGTACCCAAGTCAGTTTTTTCACCACTTGAGCCATTTTCTTTCATTGATTGAACACTTAGTTTTCTTTCTAATTCTGCTTTTTTCAACTGTAAATCAATCATTCTTAATTTTTTATTAACTTTTGCAGTTTTTGCCGTAATAGCATGACCTAACATACTACTGGCACTGTTAAATATCTCTGCTGAAAATCTAGAATCTACTTGCATTCCAAGATCCATTAAGTTATTAAATGCTTCTTTAGCTAAACCAGCTAACTCATCCATCTCTTTGTCTGATGTTTCTAAATCACGAACTTGAGGTAATGCATTTTCTACTTTTTCAATAGTAGCCAATGTCTCTCTAGTGATTAATTCAGTTGATGGCTGTTGTTCTTCAATTTCTTGAATCTCAATAATATCTTCATCATCAAGACCAAATAGTTCTTCCAATTTTTTTGTCATAGTAATATATTTAGTTATCTACGACCCGAATAAAAGATATCATCTTCAGTTACCACTCTAAACTTAATACCAGCTCTAGCACACCATGCATTAGCTGCCGCCCACTTAGCATGATTAACTGCTACAGCGGCGCGATCTCTGGCACTTTTAACTTTTTCAGTTATCATAGTTTGTTTCTTAGGTTTGATCTCTATCATTTCGGCAACTTTTTTGCCTTTACTTTGATAAACTACCATAAAGTCAGGAACATATATTGTTTGTTTTCCAGTTAATGGATTTCTATATGGTATTTGTATACTTTCACTAGCCCATTGAAGTACTTTATCATTATTGTCACAAAACATCATAAATGTAAGTTCCCAACCACTACGATATCTGATATTTCCAGTACCTACGTATTTTTTTGGATTTTTAGGAACGAAAAACCCTTGAGCATATTTAGACATGATTATTGAAGAATGTTTCGTTGTACTGTGTTATTTGGAACAAGAACATTATTAACTCCAAACATAACTGTTTTGTTACTTACACTATTGAGATAATAAGCCATAGTTAAACTGACTTTTAATTTATCACTACCTTCAAATGTTTGTAATAGTTCTAATACATTTGATTGTGTTTGATTGGCAATTAAAAATAATGTTGTTGTAAAAGATTGAGCGGTGGCAATACTACTAGTATATCCTTTGAAAAATGAATATACAATTTCATATTGATCTGCATTGACAACTAAATCTAAATTGTAAAATTGATCAAATATTTTGACAGTGGTATCTACGGCCATGTGTTTCTCCCATATTGTATTTAGTCAATACAATACTATCAAAGAAACTGTCCTTGATCAATAAATCCTTGACTGTCGCCAATTGGATTATTTGAAATTACTGATAACGCCG